AAATAATAACAACAATATTCAATCAAATCTTAATTCTTTAATATATCAAAATACAACTGAAGCACAAAGAGACGCATTGGTAAAAGACAAAACTTTTACACCATTTAGTGTCTACCGAGAAAGTCAACAAGACGCACTAGATTGGAGCGACGTTCTTCAAAATGTTGAAGATGTTGATCTAACTATAGAATCAGTAGGAGTAAGAGGGATAGATCCAACTCTCCCACCTTATAAACATTATTATTATCCTGCTGATTTAGAATCAAGCAAACAGGATAGAATCAAATTTTCCATGAAATCTTATGGAAATAAAACTATAAAAACAGGTTCTATCTTCGGACAAGATTTCATGGTGAGAAAGTTCAAAAAAATTGAAGGTTCTGTAACATTACCCATCAACCCCACTATTCAAGATCAAAATACGGTGAATTGGCAAGGGGGAACTTTAAATGCCCTCGAATCCCGAGGTGCAGGAATAGCAATGTCCCTGATGAATACACAAGGATGGGAACAAGTGGGTAGTCAAGTGGCTAACATCTTTGCCCAAACAACAAGGGAAATTAGGAACTCCTACGATAACTATGGTAGTGATCTCATCAATGCGATGCAAGTCTATTTGGCTCAACAAGCAGTAGGAACTCGTAACTTATTATCGCGTACCACTGGAGCAATCGTTAACCCTAATCTTGAATTACTTTTTGAAGCACCTCAACTGAGAAGTTTCCAATTTCAATTTCAGTTGTCCCCACGCGATGATAATGAGGCAAAACACACCAAGCAACTTATCAGATTCTTTAAACAAGGAATGTCAGTTAAGTCAAGTTCTAGTAATGTCTTCCTAAAAGCACCTAATGTTTTTGATATTAGATATATCACCTTTAGTGATAGAGGAAGAGAAATAGAAGATCATCCATCTATCGGTAGAATTAAAACAGCAGCTCTTACCAGTTGCAATGTAAATTATACACCTGATGGAACCTATATGACATATGCAGATAACGAAAGAACCATGACTTCTTATAGAGTTAGTCTTCAATTTACTGAACTTAATCCAGTTTATGAAGATGACTATAATAATAGAAATGTAAGAGAAGAAGATGGAACATGGAGTAGACCCTTAAGTACCAGAGAGGTAGGTTATTAAAATGCCAAGTTATTTCCGCCAAGTTCCAGATTTTGAGTACGTCAGTAGAACTAATGACGCTAAGAATATCTCAGAATATATTACTGTCAAAAATCTCTTTAAACGAGGTAAACTCAAAAATGATATATTCAATGACCTCACCTTTTTCACCCAATATAAAGTAGTAGGAGATAATCGTCCCGATAATGTCGCTAATGAAGTATATGGAGATGAAACTTTAGATTGGTTGGTTCTTTTATCTAATAATATTACCAATATACAAACAGAATGGCCTCTACCTCAACAATCTTTTCATAACTTCTTAGTAAACAAATATGGTACTGAATCTGCTATTCAAAATGTTCACCACTATGAAACCATCGAAGTAACCACTAGTGATGGAAAAGTTATCGTCCCTGCAGGATTAGAAGTTCTTCCTGATTATAGTATAACTTTTTATGATATTGGATTAGAAACATCAGTAACACGAACCAATATTACGGATGCAGTTACTAACTACGAATATGAAGAAAAGAAAGAAGATGCTAAAAGAAATATCTATCTTTTAAAACAAGAATATATTAATGTTATATTAAATGATTTGGACGAAATAATGCCATATAAAAAAGGTTCCACCCAATATGTGAGTGAAACCCTAGTAAAAGGCGAGAATATTAGACTTTATTCCTAATTATTCGTCAGCAAGTTTCTGGAAATAAGCGAGCGCATCATCCTCTTCCCCATCATTAGAGGAAACTGCTTTAGTTACGGATTGTTCTGCCCTAACTTTATGGACATCACTATGTCCATCAACATTAAAAGAACCACGATCACTATCTTCATTATTCACCTCTTCGTCCAACCGTGGGCGTTGAGGAGTTTTATGTCCAAGAACATACTTAAGACGCTTTTCCAAATCATCATAAGACTTAAACTGATCGCCAGCAACTACAGCAGCAAGAGAATGCTCTTTAGTCCATAGTGCTTCTAGTGCATCGTCATCATCAAGAAGTGGTCCTACTGTATCGAACTCTGACTTATCATAGTTCCAGTAACCATCTTTCTTAACGATCTTTAACTTAAAGTTTGCACCCTGCCAGAAATCAAAGGGATTGATTGGACTTTCATCCTCAAACTCTGGTTGCATTGCCTCCATAACCTTATCAAATATTTTCTTACCATATTTGAAGAGGAAGACTTTACCTTCAGTCTGTGGATTAACGGTATCCTTAACAACGTAGATATTACTGTAATAAGAAAGCTTACGCTTCTGCTTACGCACAGTATCCTTATCTGCTTCATTACCACTATTCCAGAGTTCACGATTGTAATCTGAAACAGGATCTTTACCACCAGTTGTAGTTAAAGAATTCTCAATATACCACCCACCAGGGCCTTGAAAGGCATGAGAGTATAATTTTGCCCAAGGGAGTTCTTCTCCATCAGGAGCAGGAAGGAAACGAATTACTGCAAAACCATTACCAGATTTATCCAGTTCTGGTTTCCAGAGACGCTCATCCGCACCTCCTCCAGTATTGTTCATCTTCTCTACTTCTTTGACTAACTTCTGGGTCAGTGAACCAAGAGAAGATTGCTTTTTTAGACTTGCAAAAGACATTAGATTTTTTGAGATTTGGCTTGTGTGTACCTTATTACTATACTACTAAGAAGCAGTATTGTCAATGTGCCTACGCATCATTCCCACGGCTTGAATCATATTATTAAAGATAACATTCATATCAGCATTCTCAGGAAGTCCCATATCAACAGCGCCAGAAGTAATTTGTTCCTTCATTTGCTTTGCTTCAGGATCTTCAGATAAACTCAAACGAGTATACATTACTCGTTGCTTATCAATAAGTCTTTCAAGCACCTCTACATGATATTTTTGGTCTTCAATTGGCATATTGGGAAATTTAAATGCATTCTCATAGACCTCCTCTTGGAGTTCTTGGATTTCTGCCATTTCCGCACGAACAACTGCAGACTTGAAAAATTCACTCATAGGACTATATCTTGTAGGATTTTTTTATAACGGGGTACATCTATATTTAGGAAAGGTGAGTATTTTTTTATCTTTAAACTGACGGTTTCCCACACGGGATCTTCAAGTTTCTTATCAAAGTCTTTCCTATACTCAAATATTCTATCACATATTACCAGAGTTTCAAGTGAGGTTTTCTTCCCCAAATAATTCTTCAAAATTAACGGATGTCCACCAGAACAATCAAATACGTCATTTACCTTATTTTGCTCAAAAATGGAATTTGCCTCTTCTTTAAAGATATAGGAAAGTGACTGAATTTTGCGTTTCCACTCTATATACCTCTCCTCCCCATCTTTCATTATTTCACCAATCCACATTGTTTCAGGATCCGTCGTATATACGAAATTAGAGACAAAAAACTCTTCTACCTCTTTATCACTTTTTTGCCTTGCAAACTTCTCAAACCAAAACCTATCTTTCCTTTTATAGAAGGCTTGAACAGTTGCTCTGGTTTTCCCCCGATACTTAATATAGTCATAATGGTCTTTAGTGAAATGATTCTTTAAAGACAAATAACAGCGATAGGCATCAAAAGGCATCATTATAAAAAAGTAATAGAGCTAAAAAATAGCCTGAGTTTTTTTCCCAGCTTTTTTGGAATTAAAAGCTAATTTTCCCTGAGGATTAAAATACTAACTTAGCACGACTAGTCTTCTTCATAAAGTTCAACTCTAATGCATCACATTTAATCTTTTCTTTTAGTGGTTTAGAAATAAGTTTAGGAACTGATTCTAAATCAATAGCATTCTGTTCACAAAAATGAACGATGGCATCAATATAATTCATCTCCTTGTTAAGCAGTACAAGTTTTTCGATTTCTTCTGCAAAACGTGCGGGACAGAAAAACTTACTCTCCAGGGCTTTTTCTAATTCATTTTCTGACATTCTCTGACCCAATACTGTTAGATACAAATTCTTTAATATATCTTACTAATAACTTAATATAATCCCCTTTGTTCCTTTTGTCAAATACTTTTACTTCACCACCTGGAGTCACCATGATGGTAATAAGTTTTTTAACAGGAATCTGAGTCAATTCGTAATATGCACTAGCATAAAACATCTCCTGAACGA